AATTTAGGTTTATAGTTGCACAAGCGGACTCAATAGACTTATTAAATAATCTTGACTTACACGTGTTAGCTATTTATTGTGACACTTACGAAAAATACGTAGACTGTAGTCAGATTATACAACGTGATGGATTAATGACAGACCAGGGTTATAACAAAGAAACAGAACGTGAACTTAGACGACATGGTAAATTAGTTGAAGCAGAACGAACTAAAGATTATGGACTTGGACAACATCCATTACTGATTAGACAAAAAGATTTATTTAACACACTCAAATCTCTACAATCTGAACTAGGATTAACACCAGTAGCAAGGGCGAAAATTGCTATGGACAAAGCTTATTCGGAAGCTCCAGTAGATCCTGTTAAAGAGAGGTTTGCTAATTTATAATGTTAAAAGATGCAATGAAGGAGTGGGCGAGACAAGCAGTTGATGGAGAACGAATAGCTTGTGAAAAAGAGAAATGGGCGTGTTTAAGATTTATAAAAGATTTAGAAAGAGAGGGAACTGAAGAGTTTCCTTTTATTTTTGATGATGATAAAGCTATGAATTTTTTAGAATGGATGTCATTATTTAAACACACTAAAGGTAAACTAGCTGGACAAAATATAGATCCTGCTCCGATTCAGATATTTAACTGGTCTAACATTTATGGGTGGATTCATAAAGATACTGGTATAAGAAGATTTAGAAAGTTTTACTATCAAGTAGGACGTAAGAACGCTAAATCACAAGATGTAGCTTGTTGTTTATCTTATGAAATATCCGCTTTTGGAGAATCATCATCAGAAGCATATATAGGAGCAACAAAGCGAGACCAAGCAAACATTGTGTTTAAAGAAATAAAAGCACAAATACAAGGTAGTCAAATCAGAAATAGATTTAAAATCACACGTAGCTTAATTGAACATGAGAAAAGTAACAGTTATATTATGGCTCTTTCTCGTGATTCTGGGAAAACAGCGGACGGATTTAACCCACAGGTAGGAGCAATGGACGAGTATCACGCACACCCTACAGATGAAATACTAGACGTAATAGAATCTGGACAAGGTGCGAGAAGTCAACCCTTGATAGTCATTATTACAACAGCAGGATTCAATTTAAACAATCCGTGTTACTCAACTGAATATGATTATGTTAGTAAATTATTAGATCCTAATAATCCAGTTGAAAATAACGGTTATTACGCTATGGTGTGTGAGTTAGATAAAGGTGATGATATAAAAGATGAGTCAAATTGGTTAAAAGCTAATCCAATATTAGCTAGTTATTCGGAGGGTGTAAAATTCTTACGTGAAAGATTAAAAGAAGCCCTTGATAAGCCGGAAACAATGTCTAAATTCTTAACAAAGAATATGAATATCTGGGTAAATGCTCCAGAAAATAAATATATGGACATGGGAAAATGGAAGCTTTGCGAAGTATCAGATGATGAACTAGAAGGTAAACCGTGCTTTGTGGGAGTTGACTTATCAAAAAGGTTAGACTTAACAGCGGTTACTTCTATATTCGTATTAGGTGATGATAAATACGCAATACGTAGTAAAGGTTTTATGCCAGAAGATATGTTGTTTCAACGTATGAATACAGACCGTGTTAACTACTCTCAATGGGTAGAGGAAGGTTGGATTGTTAAGACACCAGGAGAAGTAATCGATTATGATTTTGTAATTGATTATATTGAGGAGTTGAGAAATAAATATAGCGTTCAAGAAGTTTGTTATGATCCTTACAACGCTACTCAATGGTCTCAGACAATGGAAAAGTTAGGTTATCTAATGGTTGAAATACGTCAAGGTGTACTTACGCTTAATGAACCAACAAAACATTTTAGAGAATGTGTTTACGAAGGCAAAATACATCATGACGGAAACAAAGCTCTCACATGGTGTATGGGTAATGCTGTAACAAAATCAGATGCTCAAGATAACATCATGTTAGACAAGAAAAAGTCTAGCGATAGGATAGATATGGCAGCGGCTGGTATTTTTGCTTTTACACGTGCAATGTACAGTGACAATATAAGCTATGACTTAAATGAAATGATAGATAAAGGAGAATTTAGTTTCTAGTGAAAACATTATTACAAATATTAATAGGATTATTATTCTTAACAAGCCTTGTGTCTTTTGTGTACGCAGGCTTTTTATTTTGTAAAACAATAGGTTTCATAGTGTTAGGAGCAGTCTTAATGTTGTGTAGCTATGTTTTAGAAAGACAACTTTAGCTTTGAAAGGAGGTGAGAAAAGAGGATGATATTTAGAAATAAAACACCGACAAGTGGAAATGAATTAAGTGATTTACGAAATCCGTCAGACTGGTTTTTAAACATATTTAATAGCAGCAGAAATACTATTAATGAAGAGAGTGCTATTAATACATCTGAAGTGTATAGCTCAGTAAAGGTTTTATCTGATGACTTAGCAAAATACCCGCTGAACTTATTACAAGATGTTAACGGAACAGTGGAAAAAGCGAAACATCACACAGCATATCCGTTGCTTAAGGATCAACCAAATAGGAACATGACTTCTTTCGAGTGGAAACACTTAGTAATGACACAATTAAATTTGTGGGGAAATAGTTATCACTATCTAGAAATAGATAAGCGAGGACAAGTAAAAGAAATCGTACCGCTAGATCCTAGAGAAACAAAAGTATTATACAACGCAGAAACTAACACTGTAACGTACCACACAATGTATAAAGGTAAAGCAGTTGTGTTAAACGCAGAAGAACTATTACATTTTAAAAACTTGTCGATTAACGGATTAATAGGACGCTCTCCTGTACAAGTATTAAGGGAAAGTATTCAAGGTAACCAAAAAGGGCGTGAAATGGCTTCTAATTTATTCAAAAGGGAAGGTATTCCGCTTGCAATACTTAAGTCAACACGTACACCATTAACAACCGAAAACAAAGAAACAGTTGCGGAATCATGGAAAAAGCACCTTGAGAACAATAACGTAGCTATATTAAACCCAGATATAGATTATCAAAGTGTTGGGATACCACAATCTGACGCACAGTTTATTGAAACAATGAAATATAACAAGGCAGAAATTGCAAGTATATTTAAAGTTCCACCGTATAAATACGGAGACTATAGCGGCTTAACTCACTCTAACGCACTAACACAATCAATGGACTATGTGAAAAACGTTATGTTACCTTACGTTACTAATATTGAATCTGAGTTAAATTCTAAGATACTAACAGAACTAGATAAAAAGCGTGGATATTATTTCAAATTCAATATGGAAGCAGAATTAAGAGCGGACCAAAAATCACGAGCAGAATTTTACGAGAAAATGCAACATGTCGGAGTTTACACAATCAACGACATATTACGTTCAGAGGATATGTCAACGATAGATAACGAGTATGGAGAAATGCGATTCATGTCGTTAAACTATGCTCCAGTAGACACAATTAAAGAATATCAACTGTGGAAGGCAGGTGTAAAAAGTAGTGAAGAAGTGGAAGATTAAAGCCTTAAATGAAGGTAAGGCAGAAATTTTCATCTATTCTGACATTGGATATGAGTTGTGGGAAGACAAGTCAACAGCACAATTATTCGCAGAGGAATTAAAGAGTCTAGGAGAAAATACATCAATAGACTTGCATATTAACTCAAACGGAGGAGATGTGTTTGACGGTCAAGCAATTCATACACTAATCAAGAACCATAAAGGCTTTGTTACAGCATATATTGACGGTTTAGCTGCTTCGATTGCAACAGTAATAGCAATGGGGGCGGATAAAATAGTAATGCCAAAAAATGCAATGATGATGATTCACAACGCATGGACTGGATTATATGGTAATGCAAATGACCTAAGAAAAATGGCGGATGATTTAGATCATATCAATGACACGATAGTAAATACTTATCTTGCAAAAGTTAAAGATAAGACAGATGAAACTACAATCAGAGAACTAATGAACAAAGAAAGCTGGTTAAATGCAGAAGAGTGTTTCAACTTAGGCCTTTGTGATGAAGTTTCAGAGCCAGTTAAAATGGCAGCGTGCTTAACTAAAGAACAAGCACACAAATTTAAAAATGCTCCAAAAGAATTGATTAAAGAAAACTATGAATATCAAACGGAGCGAGCAAAACAATATTTAGAATTTTTGGAGGTAATCTAGATGAATATGAATAAAAAACTAAGAGAATTAATGCAATTAAAAGCAGAAAAAGTAACTATGGCAGAAAATGCTATTAACAATAAAGAAACTGAGTTAGCGAACTCATTAATGGAAGAAATTAAAGGATATACAGAAGAAATCAACCAAATTCAAAACTTAATTTCACTAAAACATGATGATAAAGTTGTTGATTTACATGAAGAATCAAAAGAAGAAACTGGATTAGTAGCTGTTAAAAACTATATTAAATCTGGTATTGTAAATGCAGCTGGACCACTTAAAGAATCAGAAGGAGAAAACGGTGGTTACTTAGTACCAGAAGATGTAAGAACTGCAATTAATGAGTATAGACGTTCATTCGTATCATTAAAAAATTACGTTGATGTTCGTTCAGTAGTAGTTCCATCAGGTAGTGAAGTATATGAAAAAACAAGTCAATTAACTGGACTTACTAACATTACTGAACTAGGAGAAATCCAAGAAATGAACGCAGAAGTATTTGAAAAAATTACTTACGCAGTTAAAAATTTCGGAGGAATTCTACCTGTATCTCGTTTCTTATTACAAGACTCTCCAGAGAACTTACTTGCTTACTTAGGTAAATGGTTCATGAAGAAACAAGTAGTAACAGAAAACAAAGAAATTATTGCTGTGTTAAAAACTTTAACTAAGAAAGCAATCACTAAAGTTGATGAAATCAAAGAAGCTTTCAACGTAACGCTAGATCCTATCTTTTTAGATAATACAAAAGTATTAACTAACCAAGATGGTTTTAACGTGTTAGACAGCTTAAAAGATAAAAATGGAAACTACTTACTACAACCAGTAGTAACTGATCCAACAAAACGTACATTATTAGGTAAAGAAGTAATTGTATTACCTAATACACACTTACCAAACGAGACTGCTAACAAATTTCCACTATATATAGGAGATTTAAAAGAAGCTGTACGTGTATATGAATTAAATGAATTAGAAATCAAATCGACTGATGTTGGTGGTAAAGCATTCACACGTAACTCTTATGACACTCGTTTAATCACTCGCTTTGACGTTAAAGCAATAGACAAAGAAGCTGTTGTAAAATTAGAATTTGATAAGAACTTAACTCTAGTAGCTGGAGCGTAAGACTATGATTGATGTTTCAGAAACGTTGTTAAAACAATTTAAAGATAAACTGCATATCTTACATGATGATGAA